ATCTTCTTTTTTTACTTTATATGGAATAGCTATTCCATTTTCATAACTCCAAGCTGTTAATATTAAATTCCATATTGCAGCAGTACCCATTGTACAAACACGTGTATATGTTTCAGGTATAATTTTAGCTAATAAAAATGCTGATTGATTATATAATTCATCTACTTGTTCAGTTTCCCATAAATCATCTAATAAATATTGCTTAACAAGATCTTTTCCTTTTATAAATTTTAGCATTTTTTTTGGAATAGCATTATTTCTAAACCATTCAATAAATTTTTTATTATTTAATAATTGTTTTCTATAATTATTATATTCTTCATCAGAAATTTTATTTTTATTATTTTGTAATAATATTAATTTATTTGAAATATCTTGATATTCTTCAGGAATTTGTATATATTCATTTATATCACTTATAACAAAATTTTTATTTTCATTCCAAAATTTGCCAATATTACCATTACTTCCATCAATATATGTACGATTATCTTTAGCTAAACCTTCATATTTAATAATATATTTTAATTTAGTATTTTTTATTTCAGTGTTTAAAGCAGCTGTTTTCTTTGCTGCATGTAATGTGTCAACAATAGAATATCCCCACATTTCAGTAGCTGTATATTTTTCAGCAGTATTTCCAAGTTTTACTGTTGCATTTTTTCTATATAAAGATCTATTTTCATTTAATGTTGTTTTTATTAATGCTAAATCTAAATTTAATTTTTTTGCTCTACCAATAATAAAATCAAAGTCAAAACCTTCAATATTATGTCCTAATATAATTGCAGGTTTTATCTTATCAATATAATAAAAAAATTCTTGTATTAATTTAATTTCAGATTCATCATCATTTTCTTTTTCAGGTTCTAATATTATTTGAAATCCTCTATTATCTTTTATACCAATAGAAATCAATCTATGTATTTGATATTTTAAACCAGTTGTTTCAATATCAAAAGACATTTTATGTACATTTTTATATTCATCAAAACCTTTAAATAATCTTGTTCTTTTTGATATAAAAAATTGTTCATTTGTTGTAACATAATAGCATAAATCACTATTAGGGTAAATAAATTTACCTTTATGATCTTTAACTGGTCTACCTTTATGATCTAATTTCTTTTCGAAGAAATCAAAATTACTATCTTTAAAAAAATCAAAAATTGAATTTAATGATTTATTACTTTCAACAATATATTTATATCCATTTTCTAATCTTTCTTGTTTTCCTGTCTTTAAAGGCTTTATTGAAATACCATAAACACCCATTTTAGCATTTAATAATGCTTTATCTCCATTATATAATTTTATATTATATTTCTTTAAATCTTTAATAAAAATAAATGGAGTATATTGAATTTGTACTAATCTTTTAGATTTTCCTGGTTCGTGGATTACACAATTAGCTGTGTTCGATTTTTTATCAGTTTCAACATTAACTAAATATTTTATTTCATTATTTGTTCCATCAAGAAATTTCTTAATTTCAGAAATAATTTCTATTTTATTAAAATTATTATTCATTTATTGTAATATTTTTAATATTTAATTTTTTTGTTTTATAATTAAAACTATATATTTTATTATTAAATTCTAATTTATTTGTTAATAATATCATATTAGGATCTTGTGGAAAAATTCCAATAAACCATAATGCACATATAATATTATCACAAACAAGTTTTACTAAGTCTCCATAATCATCAAATTTAAAATAAATATTATAAAATTTATAAACATCAATATTAACTCCCATTGCATCATAAACAGATATGATAATATTAACACAATCTTTTGTTAATTCATCATAAAAAGTTTCATTCCATTTTTGTTTAGACAAAAATAGTTTATTAATTAAATATTCATTCAAAATATTATAATTATTATCATCATTATATAAAATCATATTACAAATATATTAAATTTTATTAATTATTTCATTTATTTTATTACAAATAAGATTAATTTGATTATCTATATCATTTAAAAATTCTTTTTCCCAAATATATATTATATGACATTTAAAATTTTCTTCAAGAAATTGCTTCTTTTTTAAATCTTTTTCTTTTTGCTTTTTAGAATTATGATATTGTTCATTCCATTCTAAACATATATTATAATCAGATATATAACCATCTATATAATATCGTTGAAATTTTCTTTCTTTACCATTTAATGCGTGTTGAATTGGTAATTTAAGTTTTTCAGAAATTAAATCTAAATATATTATTGAATTTGGATTATATCTTGGAATATGTTTTAGCCATATTTCTCCATATCTTTCAATTGTTGTTTTTTCAATTTTTTTATCTCTACATTTAGGACAACCATGTTCATTATTTATAAAGCATTCATAATTAACATACCATTCTTTATTACAAATATTACATTTTAAATGAATATTTTTTTCTTTAATATTCATATATATGAATGGTTCTATTAATTCATAATTTAATACTTTGCATCTTTGTAAAATATTAAAATTTACATCATTTTGTGATTTTTTTAAATTACCAGCACATTTAGGACATCCTTGATTATCATTAATAAATGTATCATATGACACACACCATTCATAATTATCATTATTACATATTAAATATATATTTTTTTCATCAAAATTTTTATATATAAATGGTTCTATTAATGTATAATTTTTTTCTTTACATTTTTGTAAAATTTTTTGTTTTACAAATTCTTGAGTTAATTTTAATTTACCAGAACATTTAGGACATCCTCTATTAGAATTAATAAATTTATTATATGTTGTATACCATTCGTATCCATCATTTAAACATTTTAAATGAATGTTTTTTTCATGAGAATTTTTACGTATAAATGATTCAAGTAAAATATATTTTTTTTCATTACATTTTTGTAAAACATTATTCAACGCTTCTTGTTGTGATAATTTAGCTGTTTTTGAACATTTAGCACATCCATGATTATTACTTATAAAAGTACTATAACAAACATACCATTCATATCCATCATTTAAACATCTTAAATGAATATTTTTTTCTTTATTATTTTTATATACAAAAGGCTCAATTAATTCATAATTTTTTTCTTCACATTTTTTTAATATTCTTTCTTTAACCTTTTGTTGTGCTAATTTTAGAACATTTCCACACTTAGGGCAACCAGAATTTTTATTGATAAAACAATAATATGAACAATTCCATTCATAATTACAAATATTACATTTAAACTTTAAATTTTTAATATAATTATTTTTATATATAAAATCTTTATTTAAAAAAATATAATTTTTTTCTTTACATTTTTCTTTTATTATTTGTTCTACAAATTCTTGTAATAATTTTTTTGGCATATAAAATTTATTTTTTATGTTTTTCTCTTAATTTATTAATTAAATTTTTCATTAATTCATGTGTACTTATATTTGAAAATTTACTAATATATGATTCGCCATCCATTACAATTGAAAGTTCCCGACGTTTATTTTCAATTATTTCAAATATATGTTCATCAATACTATTTTGAAAAATTAAAGAATATATATTTACACTAAACTGCTGCGAAATACGATGTATACGGTCTGAAATTTGATCAAACCACCCAGGAACATAGGGTTGAAACAATAAAAATAATTTTGATGAAGCAGTAAGTGTTAATCCTTCCTTAGTAGTTTCAAAACTACCTAAAAATATTTTTATTTTACTATTTGGATCTTGAAATTCTTTAACCATATTATTTCTTACTTCTAAATCTTTTTCATCACCAGTATGAAGAACCGCAATTTCGCCATATTTTTCTTTTAGTATATTCAATGGCTCTTTAAAAAAATCAACAATAACAACCTTTTCTCCTGTTTCTAAAATATTATCAATAATTTCAGTAATATTTTTAACTTTTAACATTGATAAATATTTTCTTAATTTTATCATTATAGATAATGGATCGATTATTTTTTTATTTAATAATTCATCTAATTCGCCTTCTTCAATTTTATAATAAGTATTATATTCTTCATCTGTCATTTCAAAATTAATATTTTGATAATTTTTAGGTGGTAAATCAAGACATTCACTTTTTCTTTTTCTATGTGTAAATGGAGCAATATTATAATATAATTCTTCCAATTTTTTTTCATCTAAATTTTCATCATATCCACCAATTTCAGGATTATATTTAATACCACAATAATATTCTTTAAAAAATGTTCTATTTGGAAAATCTAAAGGCGAAATTTCATGTAATAAATTGTACATTTCCAAAGCTTTAGAAGGACAGGGCGTTCCTGAAAGAAAAACTTTAGAGGGTTTATTATCGATAAAAATATTATCTGTAAAAATTTTTTTATAATTAATATAAGTATTTGATTTATTGTTTTTTAAAGCATGTGCTTCATCACAAATTAATGCATTAATTTTTCCAATATTTAATTTATTAAATTTTTCAATACAATATTTACTATTTGAAGAATTAAAAAAATTATAATTAAAAATAATATATTTACTTTCGTCAATTGTATATTTATTTTTCTTCTTTGGCCATCCAACAATATATGCTTTACTATTTGTAAATTTATTTATTTCATTATAATAATTAAATTTTAAATTATTAGGTGTAATAACAATAACTTTATTAAAATTACACATTTCAATATATGTTAAACTAGAAAGACTTTTTCCCAGTCCCATTTCATGCGAAATTAATATATTTTTAACTTTATAAGTAAATGCACTTGCTATTATTTGATGTTTATGTAATTTTACATTTTCTTTAAGATTTTTATGAACTTGTTCACTATATTGTTCCCAATTATTATCTAATTCTTGTTTAAAAGCAAGCCATTCTTCTTTCTTTTTTTCTAATTCATTAATTTTAGCTTGTTTTTCTTTTTCAGCTGCATCAATTTTTTTTACTTGTTCGATAAAAATTTCTTTACCACTAACACCAACAAAATCAAAATGTATAAGATTTGATCCTTTATACATTTTAATGAGTAAATATAATGCTTTTGTTGTTAAAATCCAACAACTAGTATTACTATCAAATTTTCTAATATCATAAGGTAAATTTTTAATTCTTTCAATCAACTGAATATTATATGGAAAATTAAGAGCATATTTTTGTGCTCTACCAAGACGTTGGCAAGTAACTTTAAAAATAAAATTAAGCATTAAAAATAAAAAATTTTAGATATAAAACACAAATATATAATATATATCTAAAATTTCAAAGGATTTTTATAATTAATATTTAAATAACATCTGTTTTAGTTATAGAATCATGTACAACAATAATAATTCTATCATCAACAGGTAATGTTAGCTTACCAGCAGTACAGCTTTCTAAAAAATCAATCTTGAATTCACCAAAATAATTTCCAATTTTATTAGTATCTTTTAATCTAAATTGATATATTAAATGAAATTTTTTAAATTCAGTAAATGATAAATTTGGAGTTTCAACATTTAATTTTGCTGGAACATTTGCTATTTTATATTTTCCTGTTTCTGAATCAATCATAGAAAAAGTTATAGCGCAATTTTCCAACATTTCTTGTGTTAAACTATAATTTTCTATTATAGAATCTGAAATTTCAAAAACTAATTTAGGTAAACTACTATTTTTTTTTATAAAAAAAATCATATTAATATTTTTATTTTATTAATTTACAAATCCTGTACTATACCATGAATTTGTTGTATCATTAAACATTAATTCTACTGCGCCATAATTTGTATTTATTGATGTTGTTGAATTGCCATCAATATTTTTACCATTACCATCAATAATTATATTATAAGTAAAAGCATTACCAGAAATATCTTTTATTTTAAATGTAGTATTATTAATTGGAGTTGAATTTAATGTTATTGTAATACCTGTTGTATGATTTATTAATAATTTAAGTTCAGAACCAAATAATGTTGTATTACCTGTTACAATTATTATATTATAAGATACTTCTTTATTTGTTATATTAGAATAAAATGTATTATTTATATTACTATTATCAAAATTTTTATTTAATATATTTTCTTGAAAATTATTTCCAATACTATTTTGTTGAAATGAGTTATTAATATTATTTTCTTGAAAATTATTTCCAATGCTATTTTGTTGAAATGAATCATTAACAATTATATTATTATAAAAATTATTATCAATTTTATTATAAAAAAATCCATTTCCAATTATATTGTGATTAAATTCTATACCAATTTCATTTCTATAAAAATTATTACCAATTTTATTATTATAAAAATTATTAGTTATAAAATTATATACAAAACTAGTACCAGTTAATATATTGTTATAAAAATTATTACCTACAGTATTATAATAAAAATCATAAATATTATTATTATAAAAATAATTACCAATTGTATTATTATTAAAAGAATTAATAGTATTATTATTAAAAAAGTTACCTACAGTATTATAATAAAAATTATCTCCAATAATATTGCTATAAAATTTATTTCCAATTTCATTATTGTTAAAATAATCTGTTATAATATTAGTATCAAAAGAATTACCAACGACATTATTATTAAAATTTGCTCCAATTAAATTATTTTGAAATTCAAAATTTAAATTATTATTATAAAAATTAATATCAATTATATTATTATAAAAATAATCATTAATTTCATTATCATAAAAATTATTTGATATTTTATTATGATTAAAATTATTATTAATAAAATTACTTTGAAAAATATTACTAATTATATTACTATCAAATAAAATATTAATATTATTATCATTAAATTCATTATATGTAATATTTCTTTGAAACTTTTTATTAATAGTATTATTATTAAATTTATTACCTACAATACAATTTTTTATAAAATCACTATCAATATTATTATTAAAAAAATAATCAGCATTTATTGTATTCCAAAGAGAATTATTATTTATTTTAACATTTATAATATTAAATTCACTTCCAGATACTAATAAAAATAAATAAAAAATAATATTATTATGTAAATCAGTTAAATCATAATAATATTCAATATAATCTTTATTTAATTTTCCTATTTCAATATTTCTATAGCCTAATCCTATTGTTCCGCCAGAAGTACCACCTGTAATAATTCCACTACTATTTGTTAAGTCATCAATTAATGTAAATGTATAAAAATCTTTATAATCAACATTAGGTATTGAATTATTAATAATAAGATTATTTGTTAAAATACCTCCAATATCAAAATTATTAGTAACTGATGTCCATGACCAATATTGAGTATTTGTCGTTATATTTAACCATAATTTCCAATTAGAATTTATACTAGGATCAGTACCACCAGTTACATTAAATTTAGCTACATATAAATTTCCATCAATAGGACTCTTTGATACATTATTTTTATTATATGCTGAACTAACATTCCATAATGTTGCATTAACAGCCCATCTTCTAAATTTTACATTACGCCAATCATAATATGTTGATAAATTTATATTTGTATCTTTTCTATATGTAATTTTTCCTTTTCTAAATGTACCGCCTGTATATCTTTGTAATGATTGATCCCATGTTCCATCTTCACAAGAATTATCATAAATATCATATTCAATAATATCATTAGGATATTTTTCAGATTTAACTAAATTACTAATTTTATTTGTTTCTAAAGCATATAATATTAATGGTTCTGTATTTCCTGATAATATTTCACTTGTATTTTGTAATTGATATATTGTTTTAAAATCTGTAATTCTATAATATTGCCCTTTAGTTAATGTTCCACCTGTTAGCATATTATATAATTGAGTATATGTTTTATTAACTAATAAAACAGTATTTCCTGTTAAACTATCAATATATTGTTTATCAGGTATCCAACGAGGATTATTAATATTATTAGAATAATAATTATTTAATGCTTGTAATCCATTTTGATTAATTATATATCCTGCTGTATTTCCACTTGTTGTTGATTGTAATTTTAATGTAGATTTAGTAGTTCCAGTAAAATACATTAAGATTTTTGAATTATTAACACCATTATAATAATTTGATAATTCAACTAATGATGAATTAATATAAAAATAAGCACCAAAACTACTTAATTCGCCTAATCTAAAATTATAATTATTAATATCAATGTCAGTATTTTTTATTAAATTTCCACCTAATTCAACATTTTTATTATTTAATGTTAAACCATTTGTTGCTCCACTAACTAAAATGCTTGAACTTCCTGTAAAATTATTAAATCTATAATCTAAATAACCTTTATCAATAACAGATCTATTATTATAATTAGCTGAATCATCTTCTAAATATTGTAATTTTCTTATATTTGTATTACCAGATAAACTTAATGTATCACCTGTTAATTGATATACTTTATCATTAATTAAATTTATTTTTGTTGTAAAAACTGATGACATTATTTAATTTTTATATAAATAGTTAAATAGTAATTATAAATTATTAATATAATTCTCTAAATTTTAAAGTTGCACGAACATTTGCTGTACCACTAAGTGATGTTATAACAACTGATAAATTTTTTGGGTTTGCTCCATTTATATCTAAGGATAATGGCAATCTAATAAAAATATTATTTAAAAAACTATATTGTATACCACCAGCACTTGCCGGTAAATATCCAGCATCAATAACTTCACCACCTGTAACTGTTGTACCAGCAACGTCATATTCAACAATAGAATTTGTACTAACTGATGTAAATGATGGTGAACCGCCTAATGTACCATTATGAACAATTTCATAATAAATATCAGAATCTGAAAAAATATTAAATTGTTCAGGCGAAATAATTCCTCTATTAACAATACTATTAAAAGTTGTTTTAGGTCTTATACTTAATATAGCTCGTCTTGTAGTAACAGCTATTGCTGTTGCTCCATTACTTGCAGTATGCATAATGCCATATTCTTTAGTTCCACCTTCACTCATTACAACAGAACATAATTGTTTCATTATTGTTGTGGAAGCAACAGTACCAGTATTTCTTAATTCATATCTTAAAGGTAAATTAGCTGTTGTCATATAAACAGTATTAATACTATTAGCATTTAATACTTGATGACAATAATATGTAATACCATTAATATTAAAACCAAATCTTATACGCCCAACCCCAAGCCATTCAAAATCAATAATAAATATTTGTGCTTTAGACATATCTAATTGAAGTTGAGATTGGCCAGTTCCATCTAATTTATCAATATTCCATGATGATTGATTAATACTATTATTTACGACAGAACCAGATGTATATGTTCTAACAACTATTTTTAAATTAGTACCATCTTGTTCAAAAAATAAACCATTACTATCATCAAATAAGCCTAATCTTTGTGTTACATTTGTTTTTTTTGCACCCATAACACCAGTCATAAGAAGTGTTTGAGAACGTCCTGGTTGATAACGAAAATAATCAAATGATTGTCTAATTAAAACACATCCATTAACAGTAGTTGCAGATAATTGAATAGCAGATTCATTTGGTAAATGAGTAATACTACCTCCACTAGGAGAATATGATTGCCAAAATAATGGATTAGTACCATATTGAAAAACAGTATCAATCAATGAATATGGTTCTGAAACTCTTAATCTTCCAAAACTATCATTTGATGCTGAATCGCCTAAAATAATAGGTTGTTTATTTAAATTTGTTTGTATTAATGCCATATTTAATTATAAATTTAATCTTGCTTGTATAATTTGATTATTTAAAGTTTCAAAATCATAATTTTCTAAAACTTTAATTTTATAATATTCCCAATCACCACTACCATCAATTTTAGACCAAATAACAATTAAATCAATAACATAATTAAATTCTGTTATTGCTTCTTCTAATGAATTAACTGTATAAATAGGATCATAATTTGATAAATCTCTGTTACAAGTAAAAAATGCATCTTGTTTTAATTCATCTAATGAATTTGGTTCTGTAGTATTTAATATATCTTCATTATTTTCATCAACACCTGTTGTTGCATTACAATTCATCCAATTTGCACATACTAATCTAAGTTCCATTGATTGTATTATAATTTCTTTACCTACTCTATTACTTACAAAAAATTTTTGTCTTAATATTTCAGCAAATGAATTAATATTATTATAATCTTTTCCATTTATAGCAATATATTGAAATATTTCTCTAGCTAATTCTTTAGATATTAAATCACTTGAATCATTATTTTGTGCTGGATGACCATTTAGTACAAATCCTAAATTAATAAACATATTATGCGAGTTTAGTTGATATTGTTAATGTATTTGTTGATGCACCTCCAAAAACAGATTTTATCATTAATCTTTCTGTTGGAAAAATATTCCATATCCAATATAATGTAACAGAACCACTAGGATTTACATAAATATTATCTAATCCTGTTAAATCTTTTGTAATATCTTTCCAATTAACATCATCAGTATCAACACATGAAGATTTTAATGGAATTTGAAATGTTACAGTTATTCTACTACTAGCACCTGCACTTCCAACAAGTCCTATAAAAAAATTTTCATATCCTGATACATATAAAACATCTCTTGTTGTACCAGATGCTTGATTACTATAATCTATTGGTTCAGATTGATCAGTATAATGCGACCATTCAGGTGATTGATTTACAATTTTTTCAACATCAAGATCATAATCTATAACATTTTCTAATGCTTGATAATAAATAAACATACTATCACCACTTAATAATGATGGTAAACTACTATCAATATCAATAGCATATATTGATGAATCATTTAGTAGAGGACCATCAACACCTAATTGACTATCAGGTTTTGTATCTATATATGATGTTGTTATGTTATCATTTATTTTTGTTAATAATTTATAATTACCAGTATTTCCACTTATTGTTCTATAAATATATCTTCCAACTGTACCAGTACCAGTTGCACCAGTAGGAATATTTGTTAATGGTACTGTTTTATTATTTGTAGTTGCTATAATAGTACTTGATACTGTTCCTAATGCTGTTTGTCCACCATATTGATTAACAAAAGTAACTTTATAACTATGTGCACCAAGATTAACACTTCCTCCTGTAGTTGGAGAACCAGCTGTTAATGCACCTGGTGCAGTGTTATTATTAGTTGCATCATTTATTGTTGTACCACTCAACCATGAACTAGGTGCTCCAATAATAAAACCGGGATAATTTTGTTTAGCAATTAATTTAATTGTTGTTTTATCAAATTTATCAAACATATTTTTAACAATAATTCTTTTTGAATTATTATCAATACTATAAGATGTCGTTTTATAATTACCAACAATAATATCTGTCATTTTAACTATTTAAATTTATATTTTCTTTATAATATTTTTCAAGTTTAATATCATAATTATTTTCATAATATTTAGGGCCATTATATAAACTTGCAAATAATTTCCAATTTTTATTTTT